ATGTAAGTCAAGATGCGGCCGCAGCATATCCAACATTAACAACTGCATATAGCGGTAGCTTACAGACAGCACTAGCAGCAGGTACATTTACTGCAAATGTGTCTTATAATACACGTAAATTTATTGTTGGATTCCAAGGAGGTTTTGATGGAACTCGTCCAAATCTACCAAAATATTCCGGCCAATACATTTCATCAGCAAATGCATTTGGATTTGATTGTAGCACATCAACATCTTCTGGAACTAAAGCATATAATAAAGCATTTACTTTGTTATCTAATACTGATTACTATGACATCAACATGTTGAGTATTCCAGGTATTATTGACAGTAAACATTCTGCAGTAACCACAGCAGCGCGTAATATGTGTGAAACTAGACAAGATACATTCTTTGTGATGGATTCTAATGCATTGACTGATAGTATCACTCAAGTAGTTAACCAAGTAACAAGTTTAGATAGTAACTATACTGCAACATATTGGCCATGGGTTAGAATCACAAATCCATCAAACAATGTGCCACTTTGGGTACCACCTAGTGTAGTTATGCCAGGAGTATTAGCATTTAACGATTCTGTATCAGCTCCATGGTATGCTCCAGCTGGTTTGACTCGTGGAGGATTAACAACTGTTTCTGATACATATGTGAATTTATCACAAGCAATGCGAGATACATTGTATGATGCACGCGTTAACCCTATTGCGAACTTCCCTAATGAAGGAGTAGTTGTTTGGGGGCAAAAGACTTTACAGGCTCGTCCAAGTGCATTAGACCGCGTAAGTGTGCGTCGTTTGTTGATTGCTGTTAAGAAATATATTGCATCATCTACACGCTATTTAGTATTTGAACAAAATACAGATGCAACACGATTAAGATTCTTAAGCATTGTTAATCCGTATTTGACTCAAGTAAAAGCACAGCAAGGTTTATTTGCTTTCCGTGTAGTAATGGATCAATCAAACAACACTCCGGATATTATTGATCAGAATATATTGTATGGTCAATTATTTTTACAGCCAACCCGAACCGCTGAATTTATCATCTTAGATTTCAATATTCAGCCAACAGGAGCTAGTTTCCCGGAATAGAATGATTATTTTAATACAAAAGGTAGGACTTCGGTTCTACCTTTTTTACTTTGCTAATATTTATATTAAAAATAAGGATATGAAATGTCATTTACAGTATTAACTCCACCAAATCCAAATATAACCATCAGTCAGTCTGATTTATTTGATTCTGCTTTTGGCTGGGAACCGAAATATGCGAATCGATTTATCATGCAAATTGCGGGGACAAGTATTCCTGCATATTTAATTAAAGCATCTGCTAGACCATCAATGACCAATGGTGAAATTGTATTAGATCACATCAACATTGACCGTAAAGTAAAAGGAAAATCTAGATGGAATGATATTTCAATTACATTGTATGATCCAATTACAAAAGAAGGAGCTGCTGAAGTAATGGATTGGGTTCGCCACCACCACGAATCAGTTACGGGTCGTGATGGGTATTCTTCAGATTATAAACGAGATATTGAATTTTATTCTTTATCATCAATGGGTGAAAAAATTGAAAACTGGACACTTAAGGGTGCATTCATTGGAGATACTAATTTCGGACAAATGGATTGGTCAACAGAAGAAGCAGTGACAATTGAAATAACATTGAAATATGATTATGCAATATTCCAATATTAATCATTAAAATACTAGTATCTAGAATGGGGGTAAACGCCCCCATTTTTTGTGTTCTTAGATATTTATATAAAAGTTATAAAGGATAAAAATGAGTATGACCGATCGAATATCAGACCAAAGTTTGATTCAATTAGCAAAAAAACAATACGAAGAATCGAAGCGCACACAAATGCCATCTGAGATATTTACGTTAGTTAGTAATGGTTTAGTTTATCCAAAAACACACCCATTACGCAGTGGTAAAATTGAGATGCGCTATATGACTGCATATGATGAGGATATTTTAACTAATCCTTCATATATACGTGAGGGTATTGTATTAGATAAGTTATTAGAAGCATTAATAATAACTCCAGTTGATTATTCTACAATTGCCAAAATTGACAAAAATGGATTGATTATTGCAGCTCGTATCGTATCATACGGTAAAGAATATGATGTTATAGTTAAAGATCCAAAAACTGGAAACGAGTTACAACGTACGGTAGACTTAACAAAATTAGCAACTCCTACATTTAATATTCAATCAGACGATAATGGAGAATTTGATTATACTATACAAGACGGAACAACTTTAAAATTTAAGTTTTTATTAAACGGGGACGGCGACGATTTAAAAATATCAGATTTTTTAGCACATACAATTACGCAAGTAAATGATTCTAGAAGACCCGAAGATATACAAAATTTCATTCGTTATAAATTCATGGCTAAGGATTCTAAAAAATTCAGAACACATTTAACAGAAAATACGCCGGATTTAGTACTAGATTATGAATTTGAAGGTGAAGATGGGAGCACCTTCAAATCAGGGTTTCCGTTTAGTTCAGACCTTTTTTGGTTTTAAGCCCGAAGATCGAGTACAACTTCATGAAAGCTTATTTAATTTAATTTGGATCGGCGATGGCCGATGGGATTGGCAAACTTTATATACGATGCCAGTACATATACGTAGGTTCTGGATCAATAAATTAAATAAAATGCAAGATGAAAAATTAGCCGAAGCTGAAAAACAAAAATCAAAAAATATGCCTAAGAAATCTAGGGTAGTAAAATCGCCATTGTAATATTTATATTTAAAAAGATTGTGATTTAATGGCAAATAGTGCAAAAGATATAGCAGATGATTTAGCAGCTAGCATTAAAAATCTAAATACATTGTATAATGATTTTGGAGCAGATGCACTAAAATCTGGTGTATTTGATTATCTAGGAGAAAAAGCTCGAACAGCATATGGCGAAATAAATATTCTAGAAAAATTAAATCTTAAATTACAAGAAGGATTTCGAGTAAGCACAAAACGTGCAGCTGAATTGGGATTTGCATTAGATACTGTCGGCAAAACGCTTAAAGTTAATTCCGATAAATTAAAAACATATGTAGTTGAGCTAAATAAATTAATACCAGGACAAGCTAAATTTTATAGAGATAGTAGTGTATTTTCTAAACAAATATTAAGTGAAACAGATTTAATACGAAATAAACTTAATTTATCAGCTGAAACACTTCAAGGAGTATTAAAATATCAATCAGCTATCACTAACGGTAATACTTCTGCAGCATTTGCAGAATCTTTTCAAGCCTCTAGTAAAGAATTAGAAGAGTTTGCATCTGAATTATCAAAAACATATGATGGTGCATTTGCTGATATTTATGAAGGTATTGGTAACTTACCAACAGATGTTGCTATGCAGTTTGGAAAAAGTCCTATTCAATTAGCTAAGGCTGTTATTGAGGCAAAAAAATTAGGAATATCTTTAGAAAAAATTACTAGTATCGGTGAAGGATTTCTAGATGTAGAATCTGCAATTAGTAATGAACTTGAAATGCAGATTTTAAGTGGGCGGGAACTACTAACTAACGATGGAAAAAGTTTAACAACTGAAATTCAAAAAGCAACTTTACAAAAAGATGCATTACGCCTGACAGAATTGATGGGTGATTATCTACAAAAGAATGGAGAGCAATTAGCACAAAATCCATACTTATTACAAAAATCTGCAGAAATGTTTCAGTTAACAAATGATGAATTATTAAGCGCCTATGCCCAATTGAAGTTGAATAATGCTGTTCAAGCAGACACGGTGGGTCTAGCATCAAAAGAAGCTGATATTGCAGACACTAGAAATGCTCAACAAAAAGCCTTAGACGCAGAACAAATGGCGTATCGAGATCAAATGGTCAACTCATATAAAGATGTTGATAAATTTGCGGCATCGGTAACAACACTTACAGATACGTTTGCTAAGTTACATAAGAATGCAATGGATACTGCTACAGGAGTTGCAGCCGCTTTAGACTCGAATAAAACATTGATTACTACGATATATGGATTTTA